CGCCGACCATCGTCATCACCGGCGACGGGACCGGCGCCGCGTGCACGTGCACGGTCGACGACTTGGCGAACCCGGTTTGCGTCACGCTCGAAAGCGTCCTCAACTCCTATCTCGGCGTCGCCATCATCGACAGTCCCGGGACCACTGAGCAAGCCGCGATCGACTGGCGCGAGAGCATGCAATCGCCGCGGCTCATTCCGGTCGAGCCCGCGGTCAAGCTCTTGGGCTCGGACGGCTATGTGCACAACAAGCCGCTGTCCCCGCGGATCGTCGGCGTCGCGGTGCGCCGCGATTTCGAATACGAGGGGCGGCCGTTCCGCTCGTGGGCCAACCAGCCGATTTACGGGATCGTCGGGCCGTCGCGTCCGATCGAATTCAATCTCACCGACGGCGCCGTCGAGGGGCAGGACCTTCTCTATCATCAGATCGGCGTCCTGGTCCGCGGCGAGTCGGGTGACGATTTCGCCATCGCCGACGGCGGCTTCGTCTATGTCGGCGTCGACAACATCGGCGAGGAGGCGATCTGGCAGCAGTACCACAAGGTGCGCGGGCGCGACTTTGTCGAGCTGACGGTCCTTCGGACGCTTCGCTATTACCTCGGTCGCTACAACCTCACGACGCAAACGATCCAGGCCGTCATCAACACGGTCGGGAACATCCTCAATATCGCGCAGGCGAAGGGCGACATTCTCGGCTACCTCGTCCGCTTCGATAAGGATCAGAACAACCCCGACGATCTGCGCCAGGGCAAGATTTACGTCGACATGCGTTTCGAGGAGGCGGCCGTGTTCCGCCTCGCCACGATCATGTCGCGCCCGCACCGCCCGGCGCTCGAGGAAACGATCGCGACGCTCACCGCGTCGGTCGTCCTTTCCGAAACGTCGTCGTCGGCCACCGGCTTGCTGCCGAATGCCGTCGGCGCGTAACGCGGCATCCTAAATCCCCGGAGACATACCAATGGCGAACACGATCCTTCTTTTGGAGGCCGCCTCGCTTTTCATCGGCGACCACGACCCCGAGAAAAGCAAGCACCTCAAGCTCACGTCGCTTACGCTGCCGACCCTCGAATACGACATCGTCGATCACAAGCCCGGCGGCGGCGCCATGGAAATCGGATTTTCCATGGGCGCGCTCAAAAAGTTGGAGCCGAGTTTCAAAATGACCGGCTTCGACGAAGACGCCTACCAGATGTTCGGCATCGGGAGCGGGCAGGTCGGCACGTTCACGGTTTACGGCGTCATCAAGGACAAGCGCGAGGCCAAGACCGTTTCGGGCAAGGCGATCTTCCGCGGCTCGATCGGGCGCATGGCGCCGGACGCGTTCACCCGCGGCGCCGAGTTCGGTCACGATCACCGCCTCGACGAAGTGAGCCACTACGAACTGCATATCAATCAGCAAGAGTGGTACTTCGTGGATTTTTGGTCTTCGCCCAGACCGAGGGTGTTCGGCCAAGAAGATAGAAGCTACCTCGCGATGTTGGGCCTCAGTTAAAGAAGGGGACGATAATGTTCGCCACCTTGTTCGCGGGGCTTTGCGCGATCGTGATCGAGCATGGCGCGCTGCCCGTCATCGCCGTCGGCTACATCACCCGCGGCGAGTGCTCGTATCGTCTCATGCTGCCGGATGGCGGCGGCCAGGAAACGCCGCCGCTCGCGATCAAAGAGGGCGAGCCGCGTCGCTTCATGGCGCAGATCAAACGGGATCGGGCGTTCCTGTTCGTCGACGACATCATGTTCGACCTTCCCCGTGGGGAGGCGCTGTAATGGCCGCCACGCGGGTCTACCCCGAGGACATTCTCGCCCGGCACCGGCCCGAGCCGGAGGAGCCCGACCCCGAGCGGGCTTTTGAGCCGGTCGAATTCCCGCGAAAGAAGGCCGAGGACGCGCCTTTGCCGCCACCGGGTGTGCCCGGTTTGACCGATCCTGGGGCAAATGGCGAGCCCGAGGCCCGGCCCCGCCCGACCGTCCGATACCTGGGGGATACCCCGATCGTTCTGCCGTTGCGCTTCCCGGTGGAGATCGATGGGCAGGAAATTCGCAGCCTCACGGTCAATCCGCCGGCGCTGTGGGATATTCAGGACTGGGTCGCCGGCCGGCTCAAAACCAATTTCCAATTGATGGCGCGGATGGTCGGGCTCTCCCCCGAGGCGCTCGGCGCGCTGCGCTGGCCGGACATCGAGCAGCTCGCCAACATCGTGACGGCGATGCTGCCCGAGAAATTGCGCGCCGCGATCGAGGCGGCGCTGCGCGAGGCGGTTGATTGATGGCGACGCAGCACTCGACGCTCGTCCTGTCGCTGATCGACAACATCAGTGGCCCCGGGCACAAGGCGCACGCGGCTCTGCACGGCCTTGAGCAAGACATTCACCATGTCAAGGAAATAGGGGCAGCTCTCGGTCTGACGATCGGCATCGAAAAGCTGGTCGAGTTTGGCAAGGAAGCGCTGGAGGTCAGGGCCAAACAGGAGGCGGCGCTCTCGCACATTGGGGTCATCGCCAAGGCGACCAAGGGTGAGGTCGAGCACCTCCATCACTCCCTGGTCGATCTCGCGCTTGCGACCGCGACGAACATGGACGATCTCGAAAAGGCGGCGCTGCGCTTGGTGCAATCGGGCAAGTCGCTGCACGAGACCGAAGACGCGATGAAGGGGATCGCCGAGGCGGCCGCGGCCGGGCGCGGCAGCGCGGAGAAACTCGCGACGCTCGTCCCCCGCATGAGCAAGCAGTTCAAGATCGCGGGCGGCGATCTCAAGGAGGCGATGGGCGCGATCGTTGCCGCGTCCGAAGGCGTGGCCGAAGGCGAGGACGCTTTCAACAAGCTGGTCGACAATCTCGACAAGGCCGGCCCGCTCATGGTGCGCCTCGGCTGGTCCGGTATCGCGGGGCTCGAGAAATATCTCGGCTATGTGCGCACGCTGTCGCGTGAGTTGGGCGGCATCGAGCCGGCGACCGGCGTTCTCACCGACATGATCGCCCAGATGGAAAGCCCGCGCATGAAGGCGCGGTTTGCGAAGGCGTTCGGGAAAGGCTTCGACATATCGGCCGAGGTCAAAGCGGCGCAGCGGCGCGGCGAAGACCCGTTCAAGTATTACATGATGCTCGCCGAACGCGCGCAAAAGATGGGCGCGCCGGTCTTCATCACGCCCGAACAGATCAAGGCTTTCGAGACGCTAAAGCGCAACGCCTACGACGTGACCAAGGCGGTGCATGAGATCAAGGAGGAGAGCCACGACGCGGTCGAGCGCGGGCTCAATGCGCACCTCGAAACCACCGCGGCGACGCTGCAAAATCTCGAAACGGCCTGGGAGGAATTCAAGGCCGAGTTTGGCAAGATGGAGGTCGACGCGGGCTTCGTCAAAGCGCTGCGCGAGCTGATCCCGCTGCTCTCCGAGACAACCAAAATCTTCGGCGACATGCTCAGGCGTTCGGACGAGATCGGCAAGAGCTTCGAAGCCATCTTCGAGAAAAACCTCTCGTGGCTTGAGCGCATGCAGCGGATCAGCGATTGGCTGTTCGGCAAGGCCCAAGAGCCGCCCGAGGTGCCGACGCCGCGTCCGCGTCCGACCGAGGAGCAAATGGAGCGCGAGCGCACGCGCAAGCGCCCGGGCTTCATGATGCGAAAGGCCGCAGCCGACGCCGCGGAAGGGGCGGCCGAGCGGCAAGAGGCGCGCGGGCCGCAACCGACCACCGCCGAGGTTGCCAACACGCTCGCCGAGGCGATCGCCGAGGCCAGCGACAAGATCGCCGCGGCCAGCGAAAAGATCGGCGCACTCGCGGCCGAGACGCCCGGCGCGCGCACGCTGCCGCGTCCCGCCGCCTACGATAGGAAGCCCGCGGCGCCACCGGCGCCGCCGGTGCCCGAGATGATCCCGCTGCCGCGTCCGCGGCCGACCGACATCCAGGCGTTCGAGGATGCGGGCCGCGAGGCCGCCGACGGCTTCACGCGCGGGCTCGAAGACGGACTGACGAAATCCCAAACCGTCGTCAACGACCGCATGGCGGGCATCCTCAAAGAGCTGAGCGCGCTCAGCTTGGGGTTCGCCGGCGCCGGGCGCAAGCACGCCGGGCCGGGATGGCTCGCCTCGTC